CTATTGAGGTTGAACACTTATAAATCGCTCATTTTAAGCTATTCAGCAGATTATAGAAGAATTTTTCCGAAAAACTGAGAGGAAATCTGATACCGACACGTCCGGAAGAAGATCCTCGATGCGGATATGGCCGTTCACCATCACGTCTATCACATTATTAAGCAACACCATTTTATTAAACGGTTCAGTCTTTGTGAAGAAATTCTCCTTGAGATCATAACCGAAGTATTTGAAAACACGCTTGAGAACATAGTTGGCACGGATGAACGGGGATATATAATAGCCCTTATCCAGGCTGATCGGTATCTCGTTTACATATTCCGTCGTCGGAAATTTATTCCAGAGGTATCTGGTTCCTGTGCCGACAAGAATAAATCCGTATTTTCTCGGAGCCGGCACATACTCATAGCCGCCACCATCCTTGTATCTCCAGTAGTTTGCATTAGGCAAATAATCCGATCTACCTATCTTGTTCAGTATCTTGTAGGTATATCCGGTATCCATCCCCGAATCATCAGTAAGCAGAACCGGGAAGATATCATAGTTCTCGTTCTCGCCTCTGATGAGTGACTCACAGAACTCGATGCACTCATCTACGGTCGTGCACCCCGGTATCATCTCGTCCTTAAAGATACTCTTCAGCTTTACGTTCTGTATCTTCGAGTAGAACGATCCGTCGTTGATATAGAATGAAGAGGAGATATTTCCCTTGCGTTGCGCCGAGAGAATAATCTGCCGGCATTGGGCGAAATACTCGCCGTCTTCGATGCTTACGTTCGTGGCCACCATCTTGTCTCTCATCCCGAAGGTATCGGGATAGTTCAATATCATGCGGTTGTAGTCGCTTGCCGGAATATCCAGCGGGGAGGTCGTTTCCCCGTAATCGTTGAAGAACGGGTTGGTACGTTCTACCTCCAGCTTGGCGCCTTCGCCGAGCTGGTAGGCCTTTCCTTTATCCAGATTTGTTATTTTCATGTTCAGAAGATTTTATTTTTTAGCAAACTTTCTCGCCTGGTTTCTCAGTTCCTGTTTGGCATCCAGATCCGAGAGTGATACAAACGAGCGGATTCCGTCTCTCTTGAGCTCTCTGAGCAGTTCCAGGAGTTCGTCATTATTGCGTCCCGACGTAGCGTTTCCTGCATCGCGATGCGCAGATTCCTGCGTCCGGACGTAAAAATCTGCCCCTCCCGGAGCGATTTCCTGACTGGTCCGGACAGACTGGCGGGCGATGCTTCCGCCCAGCGCCCTGCCCTGCATGGCCATCAGATACTTGCTCATATCGAAGGTTCTTATCTGTCCGGCTCGCTGGGCTGCATCCATCAGGTTGATGAGCGGAGCGATGGTAGGGTTCTCCAGAGCTGCATTCGATGCCACCCACTCCTTGCTCCTGCCTCTAGGTCCCTCGCCTACGATGACGGTAGGATGATCTACGTACCCACGCTTACCTGGTGCATACTCGGCGTTGAAGTGTTTGCCATCCTGCTCGCGCTCTACGTCGATACGTCCGCCACTCTCGCGTCCGCTTGCCACACGGGAACCTACAGAAGAGGATCCACTAGCTGATCCGTTGAGGGTCATACGCTTCACCTTCTGACGCTCAGCATTTGCCACAACCAACTGAGCCGCACCGGTCACACCCATCAGGGCTGCAGCAATACTTCCGGCAATCGGTCCCATCTCGCTGTATGCCCGCATGATAGATACTGCAGTATTAGAGATAATCTGAGCTACCTGCATGGCGAAGTTTACGTCAGCATACTTTTTCTGTATCTTCAGTTTCTCGTTGGCTTTTTTCTTCTCCAGTTTCTCCTGGAGTGCGGTATTACCCTCGGCCGCCTTGATTTCGGCATCATACTTGGCATCCACGTTCGCCATCTCGGCATTCTGTAGCGCACCCACGGCATTACTGAAGAGGTTTGTATAGCACTCAGCCTGTTTCATGAAGGAATCTCTCTTCAACTGCTGCACTTTCTCCTCATATTCCTGCTGAGTAATATACTGGTTGTCGAGTGCCTGCTGAAGTAATTCAAGTTGTCGGTCGTATTCGCTCTGCTGGTCGAAACCGAGAGCCTGCCTAGCCTGCTTCTCCTTGTCAGCCTGTTGGGCAAGCTGCTCATTATGCTTGGCAGTATATTCCGCCTCTATCTGGGTCTGCACATCTTTATATGCCTTCTCCAGCTGGGTAGTATCTTCCCCGTTCTGCTTGGCCATATTGAGCGCAGCCTGATAATATCCCTTCAGAACTTCCAGTTTCTGGTCGCGTTGCTGTTCCAGGGTCAGCTCCTGCTGCGTCTCCCCTTGCTCCATTACTTTTGCCAGGGCGTCCTGATAAGCCTGCTCTACTGCTACCTGCTGGTCGAAATGAGCCTGTTCCGCAGCCCGAAGGTTCGCCTGCTGTTTCTCCTGAAGCGATTTCTTCTTTGCGCCATCCTTAATTTCGATGTTCTGCGACTGCTCGCTATACGAGGTTTCGATGGCGAGGATATTGGCAGTATGCTGGGTCTTCAGCGCCTGCATTGCGAGGTCGTACTTCTCTTGAGACACCTTTTTCTGGGCGAGAGCCATTTCCCAGTTGTTCACATCCTGCTGATAGTCCTGGTTGGCAGCATCGATATCTGCCTGTCGGTTTTCTGAAAATCTATTCGATGCGATATCGTCAGGATTTGGCTTGGAGGTGGTAGTATTTACGGTTCCGGTATGGCCACCACCACCTTTTCCACCTCCGCCACCGATGCCGCTGTCCGGAACTTCCGGTTCTGATGTTTCCTTCACGGTCTGCTTCAGGAGATCCTCGCCAAAGGCGCCTGTAATGGTGTTAATCTGCGTATCAAGTTGCTTGATACTATTCGATATCGAGTTGACCTGCGACTGGAAGTGACCGACTGCATCGCTCTGGGTGTTGCCTACCGCGCCCCATGAGGTAGTATAAGAAACACCTTGAGCCGATTTCGCTCCAGCAAGGTTCTTCTTTACGCCTGCAAGTTTAACCTCCAGTTCTGCACGTTGCTCAGCAAGACTCTGTATCTGCTTCTTAGCACCCTGAACCTCATAGAGTTTCACAAGATTGTTGATGTAAGCCTTAAGAGCCTTATCCGATGCCTTGAACTTCTTGGTAGTCTTGTCGATGGTAGCATTATATTGAGGAACTATCTTGTTGAGAGCGTCCACAGCCTTGTATCTTTCGTCCATGGAGAGTTTCTCGTCATTCGCCACCTTTATCAGGTTCTCCAGCTTCAATTTTTCCTCCACTACCTGCTTCTGTGCCTCTGCCCTGATATTGTTGAGTGCCTTCTGCGCCAAAGCTGATGCATCGGAAGCCTTCTTCATGTCCCAGAGTTTCATGGCGAGGAGAGCAACTCCTGCAGCTATCAGACCGAAGATATTGGCTTTGGTGGCCGTATTAAGGGCGGTCATTGCCGTCTTTGCCTTACCCAGCTGCAGAGTCAGACCATAGAATGCGACCTTAGCCACGTTAAGCAATACGTTGCCAGTACCTATAACCACATTCCACGCCTTATGCGCAACAACAATACTCTTGGTTACTGCGAGATGAAGTTTCTCGGCGTTCATTACAGCCAACTGGGCAACTTTAAAGGCAGTATAAGCTACTACTAGGGTAAGAATAGTTTTTCTGTTCTCTACTAGCCAGGAGATAAGATTGATGAGTCCAACCTTCGTTTCGGAGAAGAAGTCTTCGTAGGATTCCGTGAGAGGAAGAAGTTGCTCTCCGAGTCGCCTCTGGGCGTTTTCCCATTCGGCAGTCTTCCTTGCCGCCTTATCGGCTGCGCTAACATAGGTATCTCCTGCCGCCGCCAACTGATCATCTACAATCTTGGCAACTGCTTTCATAAAGTCACCAGTCTCTTTGGTCTTTTCTGAGATTTCTGCCGCAGAGATACCCAGGTTATCAAGGATCATCGGGGATTTACGACCAAGACCGGTCACGATGCTGTTGGTCATGTAGTCTACCGACTGGCCTGTCTGCTGCGCCTTCAGCTGGGCAAACTGCAGATACTTGCCCAGGTCTTCAAGCGGGATATGGAAGTCCTTAGCCTGTACGGCAGCCGTCATCAACTGCACGTCATTCACCGTCCCCTTAGTTGCCTTGCGCAGATTATCCAGAAGGTTCGGGTTATCCATGTCGTTAAATGCCTTGATTACACCATCAGCCTGAGCAGCCATCTCTACGCCCGCCTTAGCAGACTCTGCAACAAACTCCTTTAGTTTGCTGGCTTGCTGCCCAAAAAAGTCTGCCCCCTTTGCCAGCATGTTTCCGAGAAGGAAACCCTGTACCTGGTCGCTGGATGCAATCTCCTTGAAACTTTTGGCGTTCTGTTTAAGTTCTGTCATACGCCCTGAAACATCCCTCAGACGATTTTCCAATGCGGAGTAAGCCTCCGGGTGAAGTGCCTTGACTGTATCGTCAAGTTCCCGCTGCAACATCTTCTGCTGTTTGCGAAGCTGATTCATCGTCATATCCATGACGTCTAGTTTCTGCGTATGGCTAGCGATATCCTTAGTAGTTTCCCGTATTTCCTTACTGGTGGCACGATACTGCTCGGCCATATTCTTATACTCCTTAGAAGTCTTCCTACCGGCAGCCTCCATCTCTACCATGGACTTCAGTTGCTGTTTGTTGGCTGACTTCAGCCCCATTAGTTTATTCTCCAGTTTCTTGATTTCCTGCTGAGCCTTCGATGACTCCACATTCACTATCAGGGAAACCTGGTCTTCCGTTAAATGTTTATTTGCCATAATTATGATTTTTGTGGGTTGAGTGAATTTTCCAGTTCCTGACGTATGCTGTTCCGTACTTCGTCGTTAAAGCCATAACGAAGCTTAGGGAATGTTTCGTGATACAGCACACCCCAAACCACGCGGTTATAGAGCGCGAGGTTCCTGCGCTTGAACTTACTGACGCGGTCGTTTCGCTGCCGGTACTGCATATCGAGGAAACGGAGATAAGGAAGGATCCGCACGAAGATGGTACGGTTCTCGCCCGATATCTGGCTGTCGAACGAGTGAGCGGAAAGCGTGGTGAGCAATCGGCCGGTACGGCGCTTGTAATGATTGCGCACCACGTTCTCCTGAGTGGAGTATATCTTCAGGATGCCTGCCTGAAGAGTCTCGTGAACGAATTTCTTTTTAACAAGACTGTCTGTTACCATATTCTTATACATTACTAATTAGTAATGCAAATATAGTAACAGACAGACGAAGGGCAAAGGACTGCACCCTATCTCTTGAGGATGCAGATCCGATATAGAGGATACCCTATCAAGGGCGTAAGGATGGTACAGAATAGAAGGTAGAGTACCCAGTAGGCGGGAACCCTGCTTTTAACCAGGAATGGCATCAGCACTACCGCTATAACTGCGGAGTAGCCTTGTATATACGTTATCAGTCCCATAGTCTCTGTATTTCATTTTTCTATCTGAAGAAAGCCTTATAAATCGGAATTCCGAGCACAGGCGTGAGCACCGTACACAAAAACAAATAAATAAGCCACATTACCGGCATTCTGGATCCCACAACCAGCGGACCAACTACCAGCGCTATGACAAACGATACAAACATAACGAAATCAAAAAAATCCATAATCTATATATTTTAATGTGTTACTAATTCTCGGGTGCAAAGATACACCACTTTTTCTGAAAAACCAAATTTATGCTCCAGAAAAAATGGTCACCCTCACGGGCAGCCATCCTTAGTTAGAGAATTGACTAAATTTAAATATTTGTCACTTTATAACATGATAAACTAGAAAACTACTCTTTTTTACTGTCAACGAGTATACGGAAAGTTTCATAATCAATATAGTCTTTCCTGCTTATCTCGAAGACTGACGTGATTTGAATATGATCCAAATCGAACGGCCTATTTACCTGTTTATACTCCTCCTTGGCTTGGACAATTGCTGCCAGTAGTGGGAATTTATCGCCGTTTCTTTGCTCTGCAGTAAAGCTGAACCTAAAGAAACCGCTACCATCCTTGAGAGGAATGGCGCCCGTTCCATAGAAATACTTGGCAGGTTTCTCCCCTGTCAGCAGTTCGCCCAGTTTCTCGTGCATCTCCTTGAGCTGATCATCGGTAATACCCGAGATGTACATGCCGTTCATGCTGAGCATGTGTTCACGTGCTGGCTTGCCAGCGTTCATTACTTCGCACTCCTCAAAGATAGGGTGCATTCTTTCTTCCTCCACGTTGGCTGCAACATTAGCTGCAGCATTTTTATTCTGATCGTTCATAATCTGCTTAATTAAATTGTTTGTTACTATCTTTATTAATATCAGTCACGTCCTGCAATTTGCAGGCTCTATACAGAGCTTTCTGCAGGTCCTCGCTAGCATTCATGGAGAAGCGGAGTCTACCTCTTCGGTTTCTGTCTAGCCAGCACCACGTTTCAATCTTGTGCGGACTTATGCGTTTGCCCGTATACTGAAAAAAGAGCATTCTCAATACAGCCTTGGCAAAGAGATGATCCGTGCGCTTGCGATGTTTGTTCTTAATTTTTCTCATAATTCTTTTTGTGTTAAAATTCTCACGCTGCAAAGGTACGAAATCTTTGCCTTACGTCAAAGGACAAACATATGAGTGATGTTTGGCTATTTTTCACTCATTTCTTGTTAATCACGATAGCGATAGTTCCCACGCCCGTACCGCTCTTCTTGAAGGCACCTTCCTCTATCTCGTAAACCTGGGCGGAAACTTCTTCCAGGAATGCGCGGAAATCCTTGCATATCTTTTCCGAAGCCTGCTGCCAATGCCTTGAAGTAATGGCTGCCACGGTTCCTCCCGGCTTGAGATCTTGATACATCTGCATCACGTGCCTGATGTCCTGGTTCTTCGAGAAGGGAGGGTTGGCCACTATCAGGTCGTACTCCGAAGAGTGCTCTGCCTGAGTGAAGTCATCGCCTAGCAGGCGGATATGATCCAGCTTGGAAAGCTTCTCCTTATTCTCCGGCATCAGCTCGTAACAATCTACTACCACGTCTGGCTGCACCCTGTGGATGGCATCGATGATGGCTCCTGTTCCTGCACTAGGCTCCAGAACCTTACAGTCGGTACTGAAGTCGCCTGCCAGCGATACCAGCCAGTCGGCAACCTCGGGTGGCGTGGCAAAGAACTGGAAGTCCTTGGCCAGATTGCACCGCTTGCCCTCCATCAGTATGCCTGCCACTCGGGTGGCATCGAAGTCGAAGCTGAAGCCCTGCACCTTGCCGCCCGTCCATTTGCCGCCGGCTTCCTCTATCCAGAGCTTCACGTCGGCATAGGTCTTCTTGCTCAGCTGCACATTGGGCAGATAGAGTATATTGTCCTTGAACGTACATTGCTTGAGGACTTCCTCTGCTGACAGCTTCTTCCCGTCCTGCTTGCCGGAAGACTTGCCCTCGGTTTCGTCTGCGAAGTCAGGAGCAAGCAGATGCAGCAGCTTATATGCGAGTTTCTCGTTAACGCTCTGCATACGGCTGATTGCCTGCAATACTTCGCTGAAGAATGCGGTATCTACATGACCTGTATCATCGTAGACGTCCACTCCCTCGAACGAGTCGCACAACGTGTGAAGCTTCTCTGTGCTACCACGTAACATTTCTATTAAAGTCTCTTTTTTGTTCGTCATGACTTTTCTGTAGATAAATCATTGTTGTGTCTAAGCTACTATGGCCAAGGAGTTCGGCAAGCTGCGTCACGTCCTTGTTCTTCTTGAGATACTGCTTGGCAAAGAAGTGGCGGAAGGCGTGGGCGTGCATCTTGCTCCGGGCTATGCCCAGATGGTCGCCCCAACTCTTCAGTCTTTCAGAGAAACCTTTGTCGGTCATGGGACCATACTTGCCTACGCAGAGATGCCCCGTCCTGCCCGTCTCCTTCATATACTCCCTCACCTCCTGCTGAAGGCTTTTCTGAAAAAACACCTGGCGGAACTTGCTGCCCTTGCCCTTCAGAACCACCTCGCCATTGGCTACATCCTCCCACGAGAGCTTCATGAACTCATGCAGGCGAAGGCCTGTAGTGGCAAGGATCCTCAGCCAGTAGTAAGGGTCCCGGTTGGGTTTCTGCTTCAGATAAGCCAGCAGCGCCTGATACTCCTTCTCCGTAGGTATATTGTCCGTAGAGAGCCTGCGCTGAGTTTTCACCCTTTTCACGGAAATGGGCTTTTTCGCAAACTTGGAGTATTTCACCAGGGCGCACATGCGGTTGTTGATGGTGGCGGGTTTCATCTTCTGCTCTTCCAGCGTCTTCAGAAACCGCTTCACGTTTTCCTGGTTGAACTCGTCGGCATAAGAAAAGAAACTCCTGATAGCAAAACGGTAGGTTTCCCGGGTACGTTCGCTGGTGTCCGACTCGGTGTCCAGCCATTCGATAAACTCGTTCACCTTCTTCTCGTTTCGGGCACAGATATCTTCTTTCTTCTCCAGCGATTTCACCTTGCGCTTTGCCCGGCTGTAGCCTACGCCGATGAACGACAGAAAGTCGAGGATGGCATCGGTAGCACCGGGCATGGTGAAGAGTTCTGAAGCATGAGCCCGCTTGTATCTCTGGTAACCCCTGCGGCTGATCTCGTCAGCTTCCTCCAGGAAGGTGAGGACGTATTTTGCCGCAAGCCCTATCTTGCGATAGGTGGTCCCACTCGAAGACAAATAGCCTAGATAGCTTGTGTAGTTATTTTGCCTGTCTGTATCCATAATAAATAAATTATAGCATTTATACTGCAAAATTACTCACTTTTCTCTAATCTGAAAAAGACATTTATTTCCCGCCTTCCTCCACCGGACGCCAGAAGACTGCGAAAACAGGGTCCTTGCCATCTGCGTCGTACTCTTCGCTCTCTACGAAAATCTGAGGAGCCGCACCAAAACAGAAGATACCGTCCTTGGCTACCACTCCCTCACAACAGAATTCGGGATGGCGAGGGTCGAAGTATCTTACCCTGGTACCCTTCTTCATCCTGTCCAGGTTCTCCAGGAACTCTCTCGACTTGAGGATGACTATCTTCTTCTTGGCCACCTGCACCCACAGCGGGTAGCTATGAGTCATATTGCCTATCTTCAGAGCCAGGTCAAAGGCAGTCTTGGCGCTGAAGGAATCTTTCTCAGACGACACGCTGCACGTGGTTGTGGTGACGTCCGGATAAAACTGCTTATACTCCTCCAGGAGCTGCTTGGTTGATATTTTCTTAGCCATAGCTACATCACCTCCCCTCCCATAATGAAGCCACCTAATACAGCTACTGCCATGAAGGCGAAGAAACCTGCCATGGTCATAGCTACTTCGCCATACGTAACCGTCTCCCCGCAAAGGTAGGAGAAGGTCTCGCTCTTGGTCTTGGCGAGCTTCGTGATTTCACACCTGAGGGCCTTCATGCCCTCCTCTACGCTGATGCCTGCAGGGCGCACCTGAGCATCACTAATCAAAATAGAATTCTGCATATTGCATCATCTTATAACCATTAACAGCCGATTGTACAAAAGGGTGGCGGCTGCATTCCCCGTTGGTTATAAGACGATGACTTATCCGGAAGGACAAATGAAATCTTACGGTTCATGCAGCCGCCATTTATTGCGAGAATTATTTCTCCAGTTAGGAAAATATATTTTCCCAGTTAGGAAAAATATTTTTCCCGATTAGGCATAAAAAAAGCCTGCGGCCAGAAGCCATAGGCGATAACGGACGCCTTGCCGGATAGTTTACTATCGTCTTATAACCGTCGGCAAAGGTAAGAAGAAAATCCGGAACCGCCAAATAAAAATCGGGAAATTTTCTCACGATGAGAATAATTAACACTTAAATATGCTGTAGAGCATAAAAATGAGGGGTTGGGGAATGGAAAAGCCCCGATGCGAGATGCACCGGGGCTGATATGTTATTGTTCGCCTTTCTGATAAATCGGCGGAATCTTATTCAATACGAATACCACAGCAAGACCGATAACGGTGGTTACGCCTATAATGCCGGCCACGGTATCATGGCCATTCATGGCAAGGCTATAGGATATAAACCCGAAGAAGAGGATGAGTATGGTGGCAAGAACCTGCCCCAGCGTGCTCTGGAAAAACTTCTTCTTCACAATGGTCTTCTCCATATCGATGCGATGATCTACCTGCTTCTCGGTCATCGACAAGATGCGGTCGGTAGAACCCTTCAGCGTCTGCTCGTATGCCTTGAAATCTTCGGGCGAAGGAAGAGGTCCACTGTACGACCGTTCCTCGATGGCGAGCATCGTAGAAACAATCACTTTTCGCTTGTCTTCCGGTAGTTCCTCCAGGATATCGTTGATATTGGCAGGGATTATCTCTCCGCTACATTCTTTCTTATCTGACATAAGCCGACTTCTGCTTTAAGTTCATAACCTTTCTCATATCATTACCGATGGACTCCCAGTCCTTTCTCAGATCTGAAGCATTATCGCCCTTCAGATAATCGTTGAACAGGCTGTTGTCTCCGCCCAGTCTTCCCAGGCTAACCAACCCTTCCAGTAAATTATTAAGTATTCTCATATCTTCCTTATTTTTGAGTGTCAACGTTCTTTTGCTAATTCTCACGGTGCAAATATACTATTATTTTCTGAACAGAACAAACGAAAGCGGGTATTTAACACAAAAAACTTAAAAATGGGAATAAAAGCCCCGATGCGCTGCTGCACCGGGGCTGATGCGCCACAAGGCTATGGCGACTTCCGTCTTATGGGGAACGATGACCCCAGCCTCATTATATCCTGTCCGCAGCCGCACGCAAGCGATTGGAAACATCGCAAAGTGCTCCACGGAGCATAACTTTCTCTTCTTCGGTGAAACCACCTACACCACCATTTCCGTCAATACCATCGAGCTTATGATAAAGCCATGATGCCGATTTTCCGAAATAGGCGTGTGCTATCTCGCGCCATGATACCGTCATCTGGATATCCTGTATGCGCTGCTTTACTGTGCTGTCCTTAGCCTGCTTCATTGTTACTTCCATAATCTTATGCTTTTTAATGCCCTCCCCGAAGGGAAGGCTGTTGTTAATACTTGGTGTAATACTCTGGTGGCTCAATCATCTCATCAAACAGCTGCTGAGCGTACCATAATAACTGTGGATTACCTCTAGGGTATGACTTCCGGAAATTTCTGATAGCCTCTATCAGTTCTTCCTCTTTTTCTGTTACTAAAATCTTCTTCATATCGTTTTATTTTAAGACAATGCAAAGATACTACTATTTTTCGTAGTAACCAAATGTTTTGTACGAAAAATCGTAGTATTAACTATGTTTAAGCTTTCTGTTCATGAAAAGGTAGAATATGAGCGGGAAAAAGTGTATCTTTGCAGAAAAGAAATGTTTCACCTATTAATATATATAAGGTATGGAAAAGATAATAAGCAATAAGGCCGCATCCTTTGCCAGCATGGAGCTTGCCAGATATGCGCTGGAACGGGCAGACCTGAGAGCCAGCAGCATACTGGAGCAGTACCGCAAGTCAACAGACCGCAACTATACGCTGGCAGGCTTCGTTATGACGGTATTCATGGCCCTCACGGCTTTCCTTGCCACGGAAAAGATGACCCTGATGCTGGTGGCCATCACCCTCCCTCTATGGGTAGGAACCGGAACGGCGCTGCTTATCCTGTTCTGTAAGGTGATGTGGGTACACGACTTCATGGCGCTGGGAGATGATGCTGCCACGATGCTGAGAGACGACCTGGTAGACGTGGCCATGAACAAGGGCTTACAGGATGATGATAAGGCAAACGATGAATACCTGCATCATCTCGTAATATCATCCATCAGGCGCACTCATAACGACACAGAGTATAACCGCGCCTGCCTTAACAGAAGGAACCGATACGTAAAACGAGCGATGACCGCAATCATCGCCTCGGTAATAGTGAGTGCAACGACTACGGTCATCCTGCTGGCCTTATCTTTTCTTGGGGTTCTCCCCATGACTTGATGTGTCCGGATAACTGTTCGGATCCTCTGGCCAACCATCCTCATTGTAGTTTGGTTTCATAATCATAAAAAAGGGCTCGTGCATCCGGAGAGCAGTCCTTCAGCACGAGCCACACAGCTGTATTTCTTTTCACTTGTCATGTGCAAACTCTGCTCAATCTGCACACAACCTTAGTTCAATGTCATCATTACGCCTGCAAAGATAGCACTTTTATCTGTAACCATCAAACATTTTGCTGATTATTTTCAGAAAACAGCAAGAAAAAAGCCCCGATGCATCTCGCACCGGGGCTTCCTGATAATTTTGATAACTTTATAAACTTGGAAAACCGTACTCTACAACAAGAACGATAGATTTCCATATGAGAATTAGAACACACGCTTGTGCAATGTTAGAAGATCATAACTGTAACTAATAATCATGAGTATAAAAAAGATACATCTAATATAAAATTCAGCCTAACTACACATACCTATAAACGCTTAAACTATTTCTTAAACATGATAATCCTGGGATAAGAGAGCCGGGAGTGCGGGTTCTGACCCACCACCTCCATGCGCACACCCTTGGTCCCATAGCGAAAGAAGAGGAACTTCTTCGGTACACGATGAACAATCATCTGGAGGGTATCGCGACTCTCGATATGCACCTGCATGCTGTCGCCCTCGATAGCGCCCCGCAGGGTTATCCATGGATCACTCCAGGATACCGTCTGCGAGACGTCGGGCGGTCGGTAGGAACCGGAAAGAAGCCGACTGCATGTATCGTGAGGAACCGGCCGGATGGCTGCCTTCACGTCTACCTGGGTGGTGGTAGAGGTTGTAGCTGCCGCCATGATCCGGCTGTTCTTTATCTTGAGTTCCTTCTTATTGACGGCAAGGAGAGAGTCGGGGTTACGCTTTAGGTCAGGCGTCTTCAACGTGATGGCTGACACGGAAGCTCTTGGCCTGCCTGACTGCGTCCGTCCTATCTCTACCCTGCCGTTGTGAAGGAGGATATCCTGATTCTCTTTCGTGCGCTCCGCTTCGCCCCTGAGGTCGTGACACTCCTTGAATGCCACAACCAGGGCGAGCGGAATCAGCACTAGAAAAATAACCTTAATAAAACCTATAAACCTATTCACAATTTACAACAAATGACAACAAAACACTTAAAACTTATACACACTTCCGCTGGATCGTCTTGATAATCGAGGTAATGGTGGTGAGGTACGTAGGATCTGTAGCGTACTTGCACCCTACCGCGTCGCATATCTTCTGGGCAAACTTGAACGGGTCCTTGCGGTATGGCCAGGCATCCTTATAGCCCGACTTCTGGAAGAGACGTTCATGTTCCTTCAGACAGTCGCCTACAGAGTCGAAATCCTTGAAGGCACGCATCACGGTATAATACCAGAGATTTTTGCCGGCAACCTTACACACGGAGACGATGCGGTCTGGCTCCTTGAACTTCTGGTTAGGAGTCTTGAAGTACTCATGAGTCTTCACCATGACGATATCTCCGTCCCATTGGCTGCCCTTGGTAATACCGAAGAGGTTAGCCTTACCGATAACCCTTGCACCCCATCCTGTCTCAAGCATCGCCTGGGCAGTAACGAAGGCAGGATCTATTTCTGTTTTTGCCTCCACGGCCGCAGCATACACCTGACGGGCGAAGGCTATTTGAGTTTTACTTGCCATACCTTTATATATATTATAATAATGTATACCTATGATGCATCATCGGGCGCATCTTTTTCTGAAAAGTTGATAGGCCCGCCGCCGATGTAGTCTCCTTTGTCATTAAAGTCCTTCATGCGTTTGACGAAGTTCCTCGGAAATATCGGATATATAGCCTGTATGTTTTCGACAATGGAGAATATCTCGCGTACCATCATGAACACGCAGATATAGGTTCCTATCCATTGCATCGCGCCAACAGTAGAGCCCTCTACGGTGGCATGACTTGCAAAATTACTCAGGATCATCAGGAAGATGTAGATTACAATCTTCTTCGTGAACCTGGAGAAGAAGGATTCGCTAGACGCATCCTTGTGGATAAGATGTTTCCACACACCCAGGAAGGTATCGATAGAGACGGCTATCGCTATCCACTTGGCGAACTCCCAGTCCTGATACACATACTGGAACCCTTCCGACACGGCCGTCAGAGGGAGCGAGGTGATTGCTATCATCGGTATATTTCGTTTATATTGTTTCATAACATTTCGGCCTTATGTTTTTTAGACATTGCAAAATTACGCAAATATTCCTGAACCGCAAAGGACGCTAGCGCATCATCTGGCGCGACAGCCGGTGAACATCCAGTATGTCTGCACCTGTGGCAGACAGCATGAGGGTCCAGCCGTAGCTCTGGAGTTCTGCAGATACGAACGGAATGATCTCGCAGGTAGCAATACTCTCCCGGTCCATCCAGTAGAGTCCTTCTGTCTCCACATCTGCCATGATACGGGCATGAACCTTCGAAAGCATCTGAAGGGTGCGGTCGTTGGCTATGACCCGTTCGAGCATATCGGCATGGGCAGATAACTTCATCGCTACAGTTACGGCTATGCGCTGGGTACATTGGAAACTCCGGCGCCCATCGCTCTGCATATCCACTTCTCCGTAATCTACGAACAGGAAGGAACCGGTAAGCTTATCGATGCGTTGCTTCAGTTCGTCGAACGACTGGCCGTAAACGTAGTTTTCTATCTCCGGGACCAGTTCTTTCTCAGGCATTTCCCTGATTACCTTGAGCACGGTAGCATATTCTTCCATACTGCTCTCGCCCTTGTTGGCAATACCCTTCGTAACTCCTGCAGTAGCAGGAAACTTGGCAAAATATTCGAATAAATCCAATAACATAGGCTTTTATATTTTTGTCGCAGGGAGGTTTTCTCCCTGCATTAGTTATATAATCTTTTTGACTATCTCAAGAGGTAGACCTACCTCGTCAGCAATCTTGGCCAACTCCATACCGGAAGCCTTCAGACTCTTCACGCCCTCGATGGTCTTCTTCCTGAGAATGCGGAGATAGGTAAGCACATTCAGCTGTTCTACCTGCCGGGCATTACCCAATCCATCCTTGGAGAGATCGTAGAGCGCATCGGTTGCATCGGTAGTAATACTGCTGCCTTTCTTCGGTATGAACTTGGTGAGCAGGGAAAATTCAGTCTTCGAGAAGAGGAAATTATTTACTGCAGTAAAGTTCAAAGCTATCGCCCGGAGTGTGTTGACAGGCAGTTTCTTGAACTTCAGAGCGAGTTTCTGCGCCTCTTCCGAGGAATATACTCCCTTGTCGAAGTAGAGTATCGCAGCCAGCAGAGGAAGACTTTCCTCGCCCATATCGAGCAGCTGGCGCGCCTCGATATACTGAAGAGCCGTGAGCGAACAGGTGAGCGACTTGAAATCTGTATTGACCTCGTAACCATAATAGGCTTTCTTGTCGATAAAGATAATCGGCAACTGTTGCCGACAGAAACAGAGATCGAGCACAAACTTATCATCTTTCTCCTGGAAGATGAACGAGAGCTGACTGGCTATAGACATGAAGTTCTCCAGAGTTCGCTCATCGCGCTTAATCTTGTTCAGGTTCCATCCCTTCATGTAGCAGAGAAACAGACATTTCACGGCGCCTGGGGAAAACTGCCCACTCTCCATAAGAGAAAGCAGCTCCACCAGCTTCAGATATTGGTCAGAAGTGAGTAGTTCCCATGAGTTCGGAATTTCATGCTCTATTCCGTTTGCTCTTACGGTTATCGTCTTTTTCATAAGCTTATGGCATTAAATACATATTGTCGTCCGGACGGTTCTCGGCAGAGAATGAAAGGAAATCGTTTCCTTCCTGAGCATCGAGGAGCATATCCACATTATGCAGCAGATCTTCCACCTCCCCGTCTAGCTGTGTGGCGAGCTGCAGCGCACGGCTTGCCTCGTCGCTGCCTGAGCGGGTGGCGGTATTGTCATCGAAGAGGTTGCGGATGGTGGCAGGGAACTCCAGGATATCGAAACGTCTGAGAGCCTTCGCCACGGTCTTCTTTACCAGGGCACGCTTGAGCATAGGCAGCGCCTTCTGGGCAAACTCAGCAAACGTCTGGTCTTCTCCTCCCTGTTCGAGTCGGTCGAAGTAGGCGCCTATGCTCTCGTCGAGCACTTCCTTCTGAAGAGGAACACAACGGAAAAAGAAAAGATACGAGAGGTCGATAGGATAAATTTCATCGAATTCATCGGCAGTAACTACCTTCAGTTTGCTGAGCATCTTGTAGTAATTGGTCTTGCGCCAGTCTTCCATGGCAAGACGGATATCGGCAGGATCGTCGGCATTTATCTCTTCAGTAAGTTCAGAAATCAACGAATCCATCGCATTAAAGTAGTTCTCCATATAGGAGCGCTTCATGCCTTCCATCTCGTACTTGTAGAGATTAATATCATTTTTCCTTCGGTTCACGGCATCGAAGATAATCTGAGTAGCTAGCGTAAGGTTCGCCATGGCAGCACGGAGAAAATCCTTGATGCCACTCTCTTCTTCCTCGATGCTCACAATATCGGAGAACGTATTGTTGCCGATGATGGCAACAATACGTTTGCGCGCAGCTACGGCAGAACCCTGAAGGCTGTCGAAGTCGGCGCTTGTATCTGCACCAGGTGCGCAGTTGCAGAACTGCGCATAACTGGTGAAGAGATTATTGAGTTGAAATTTCTTGTTCATGCCTGTTGCTGGTTAAGTCGGTTGGATGGTGTTATATCTTCCTGTCTCTGCGGAACCTCACGGTAGAACCCTAGCCTGCAGCCCTGCTTGTAGAGTTCCGGGAAGTTCATGCGCAACGCCCAGTTGAGCGGTTCTGCGCAGACTTCATCCTCTGAGGTGAGCGACATGATGTAGATGAGATAATTATAATAGGTATCACTTCCACTTTTAGAAATGACTCCATCTTTATCTACTGCAGATATGGCTGCATCAAGACCTACCGAAGACAGAAGGGCTTGCTCGGTACGCTTGTCGTAGGAGATGAGCGCCTCGATATATTCCTTATACTTGAGATCGATAGTCTCTACCTTCCACGACTGCTCGTGACCCTGGGCATCCATGAAGGAGATAGAAGAGAAACCTTTGCCCTGGTTGTCTGCACCTGACAGATAGGAGCTGAACTTGCGTACCTCGTCACGAACATAGCGAACCATGCACGACTCCTTGAAGTCTGTACCGATATCGATACCGTTATACTTCAGTAACTCCATGCCCTTAGCCTTGCGTCGCTTATTCTCCTCGCAGAGCTTAGTCATCTGGGTGCGCTTGCTCTGGATCCAAGCATTGGGAATAATGACATGCACCTTTGCTGCCAGCGAGTTTTTCAGAAAACTGTTGATATATCTAGCTGTCTTGTTACTACCTTGTATGTACGGGCGAGCTCCCTGATGCGTCTCGTTGGCGCCGTAGAATTCGTCTACTGATTTCTCTCTGTGATGAGAGATCGCAGCATACCGGTAGTTGTCAACTTCGTTAAAGCTGAACTTTGGGTATACCGAGTAACTCGATAAGCCATAGGAGAATCGCCCTACTACAACCTGTTTGAAGTCTCCGTACGAAATCAATTCTGAAGCAACATCCTGGCGGGTAGTTGCCAATCTGCAGTAACGGTTCTCCATGGCTTCGAGGGCAGCAACCGGCTTGCCCATACCTATCACCTTGCCTCGGGTGAAGCGCCACTTCACGAAGAAGTCGCCAAAGTAATAGAAGTTCTTGATACAGGTCTTACAGAACTCCTCGGCTGAAGGGATGCCGCGGGAACTCCAGGAGTCGAGCCATTCCATTACTTCAGGCTGTTCCTCGTACTTACGTACCAGCTTGCCATCCTCGATAGCCTGCTTGTATACGGCGAGTCCATGGCCATAGAGCATCTTGATCTCTTTGGAATAGAGACGAGGGAGCAGTCGGTTCTCCTTGATCTCCTTGGTCACTTCGTCACATTGCTGGTTGTTGTAGCCACGCATTAACACCTGATATCCCTGTATGCCCAGATAGTGGTGCTGCTGCATCCAGAACGTGCCACCAAATGGAGACTCCAGGAGTGGTGACTGGAAGAGCTGGTCTGCACCAAAGATGGAGTCGCCCTCACCTAGCTGGAAGGTGAAGGTATTACCATCGGCAAGGTAGATGCCGGCGTTGCCATACATATCAATTTCGTATTCTTTCATAACCAATTATAACCAATTTATTTTGTGAAGTTTAAATCCGTCTTGAGGGAAGCCCATGTACCTGATGAGAATCCGGTAGCACATCTTTGGCTCTCCATCTTCGTCTGTATAGAGAAGGTAGTTCTCTCCATCGATGGCGAAACGTTCCTTCGGCAACTGGGTGCGGTACTTGCAATGCCGGCGCACCTGAAGCTTTGCGCTCGCCTCACCTCTCACCCTGGAGTAAGGAAAGAAAACCAGGGTGAACTCCCCATCGGGCAGCTTGCTGATCTCTCTGGCCCACTGGAGCGCCGTGACGCCATCCATGATGATGTTCTTACTTGTCTTGCTCATAATGATGCGAAGATAGTGAAAAATTATCGCCCTGCAAAAGACCGGCTGTACCCGTTCACCGTCATATTTCCGAGAAACGTAAGGCCTGCACCTCTCTTTCCCTTCCCAGCGGTGCGTGCACGTTTGGGCGAGGTGATTTTGGGAGTTTTTCTCCCAGCCGGTCCGCTTGGGCTGATTATCAGCATTTTAGCATTTATACCCTTTCATTTTCTGTAAATTATTGATATACCCGCGAAAATTATTACTGCAGAAATGCAGCATTATTCTGCATCTATATCTCGAAATTGTCCGGTAAATCGGTAGGATATGTACTTAATTCTGCCTTCACGGCATCGGAATAAAGGCCGTAAAGCAGGTAAATCATCGCAGAAGGCAGCTGCGTGGTGAGTCCTGCCTGATTCTTCAGTTGCTGTTTCTTCTCCGAACTCTTATCAAGTTCTATCTTCCCGTCCGTTTTCTTCAGAGGAGATATCATGATGGCAGAGCAGAGGTTCTTGCACTCATTTTCATCGATACGGATGATAGGCAGGAGCGGACTGCGCTCACCGAAGAGCATCTGGCAGAGCTTGAACTGCTGCCAATGGTAGATGGTAGGCGCATCCTCGTTATAGAGTATCACCATGAAGCCATACGACTCCAAGGCAGCCTTCAGATTGAGCGAGTCGGTAGTTATCTGTTCCCGTTCCTCCCTACGCTTGTTGCCGGCGCGGTCTGGATAGAGATAGATAGTCTTATTGACGGCCGCAGATCCGAAGAACTGGTGCACCTCTGCCACGAGGTCGTTGTAATCCTTGGGCAGGAAGGCAAAGAACTCCTTAATAATATCGAGACGCCTGCCGTAGTCTTTCTTCTGAGCAACGATGAGCGACTGGAAGTTGCCAGGATCATATCCCATGTAGAGCGGTTCATGAGGGTCGTAATGTAGAAGATACTCTGCCGTAAGGATAAACCTATCCTTCAGGTTCAGGCGAAGAATGGACTCATACTTATAGCTATCCTTGAACTGATGCTTTGCGTGATCGTAGTTGATGAAGAACTTATTGGTTACCTCCTTGTGGCGGATGGCACAGATAGCCGTGAGGAACTCGTCCGTATCAAGAGTGTCCAACTGGGTCTTGAAGAACTTCGGCCCGAGGATATCCTTATTACAGAAAGAGGATGCACGGATATAGTAGATGGCATTACGCCTCATATCTGCCAGACGAGGTTTCCATCTCGCCACGAAGGCATTGAGCTTAACAGACTCAAGGCGCATCTTCTCCAGAAGAACAGGGTCTTTTGAGTCTCGTTCCTGCTGCTTGAGCATGAACAGGCGGTAGAGACTTCTGTTAACTTCCAGGGCAACGGTTGCAATCTCCTCGATAAGTTTCGGGTTCACCTTCTTTTCATAATCCTCAAACCAGTCATCTTCGCCGAGGTCGACGCGAGCCGTATCACTCACACCCGTAACGCCCTCATAATAAGCAGAACAGCGCACATTGGCTGGACCTCCACGTAAAGACGGGAACAGGCGGGTTTTGAGTTTTTCTCCACTATTATGTTTCATCTCCTCCACAAAGGCGTGCACGGCATTTCTACCGGCAACGGATTCCGGCTGGTCGCTTGATACGAGCTGAAGGTGTGCGCCATTCCTGAATATCACGCTATGCTTAGCATAGGCTATCGGATATCGAGGTTTCCGGAAGTGGGAAGGCAGAGTGCTCTCTCCTACTACATAATCAATACCATATTCCAGCATGGATCTCTGTTGCCCGTTTACTACTACCTGGCGCGAGAAGTATGCCTGTATGTTTGGCCAGACGTTGGTCATCAGCGCCACATACGTCTTGTGCACCAGGAAAGAAAGCTCTCCCGGCATATCGTTGGCAACTCGTATCAGACGAGGACCCGTCACACCTTCGGTCTTACCTCCGGCACGGGCAACCTCGGCAAAAAGCATATTGGGGTCGATGATGTTGGCAAGCAGCTGCATGTTGTTCATGTAGTAATGCTCGAATTCACCGAGGGTATTATCATTCAAAATCAGTTGGCTCATCGCTTAGATCATCCACTATTTCCGCTTCCTGAATGTCAGCATCACGAAGCAATCGTTTCTTTTCTGAACTCTCGATAGGCAAACCATCGATGAGAGATATATAAAAACCGCGGTTGTACTTGCCGGCGATTTCCTTGAGGTTCTTTTTCTGAAAACCTAGCTCTTCTGGGGTAACCTCTGGAGTAATGAGGAACACAACTCCGAGATCTCTATCTGCCTCTGCCTGCTCAGACGCACGTCTGCGGCATTCCAGAGCCTGGTCCATGCAGGCCTTCTGCATCTTATAGTCTCGTTTGGCAGAGCAGAGCTTGGCAAGGTCCTCGTACTTGTTGGCAAAATCATTCTCCCAGACTTTTATGGCCACATTGCAATCTACATTAAAGTAAGATATTGCCTGATTGATGCGTGTCATGCAGGTGCGCACATCGAGGGTTATCTTTTGCAGCGAAGCAATGCGCTGCTTGAGCTGCCTTGCGCCACGGGTAATATTACGTTCATACTCGTAGATTTCGGCAGCCCATTGCAGTTGCTTCAGAAAGGTCTGCACGTCCTCTGGAATGCCTTTACCCTCACCTGTAGTCAGGAAGGTTGTAATGAGGTCCGGATGAACGCTCTCCAGTTTTTCTATCTCGCTTTTCATACGCCAAACAACTTCTTTCTAAGTTTCAGTTCTTCGCGATCCTGCATCCGCTCATTCAACAGTTTGATGGCATCGAGGTCGCCGTTTGCTGCCAACTCGGCTATCTTTTCGTCTGCCTCAAGTTGAGCCTGCTCTAGTACACCTCCGTTCTTCACAATCGAGACGCAGCTTTCCGCAATCTTCTTTAATTCCGTCTTATCCATCTTATCTATCTGATTTGTCTGATTTGTCACTATACTGCTCCATCACCATCTTGAACATACGTTCACGTTCCTGATGACGTTGGAGGTTTTCTCGGTCACTAGCACGTTTATCTTTGCGATCATCTCTTTTAATGTAGCTCTTATAGCGCTTGATATTATCGAGAACGTTCTTGTGCTTGTGAAGAAACTCGGCAGGGTCCTTTTTGAAGAGCTTCACGAGTTCATCGAATTCGGACTTACCCTTCAGCAATGGATGCTTATACAGAAACTTGCCGGTATCGTTGTACGCCTTCAGTTCTTCGAATGCCTGAAGGTTGCGGATGCGGAGTTCTGCCATCGCAGCCACATCGTTCGCCTTCGGTTTCTTATCAAGGAGTTCGTCGAGTTTCTTCATTTTGCGCCAGGTGTTGATGCGGTCGTTATAAATGACGGTTGCCATCTGCACGTCCTCATTATAGAGGTTATCCCAATCTATGTTAGGATATTCCTCTTCCTTTTGAACTACTTTTTTTTTGAGTCCTCGCCAGGGTCGGCAGTATCAGGCTGTTCTGATTCCTGTTGTTTTTCGCCTTCAGGAGTTCCTTCTTCGGTTGAAGTATTACTTGAGCCATCATCAGGTATCGGCTCTTCTTCAGCTGAAGCATTACTTGAACCGCCTTCCGGCCCCTGTTCTTTTTCGGTTGAAGTATTGCTTGAACCATCATCAGGTATCTGCTCTCCTTCAGCTGAAGTATCACTTGTACCGCCTTCCGGTCCCTGCTCTCCTTCGGTTGAAGTATTACTTGAACCATCATCAGGTATCTGCTCTCCTTCAGCTGAAGTATCACTTGAACCGCCTTCCGGTCCCTGCTCATCATTGGCTGGGGTGTCGTCATTTAACTTCTCGAAATAGATTCGATGATCTACGATATCTCCCTCGTCGCACTCATCCAGAAGAGCGTAGAGTATTTCGTCTGCATACCGTTTCGGGTCACGGGCAAAACGAGTAAGTTTAGGGTGGCGAGGGTTCGCATCCTCCAGGAGAGCAAGGTCGGCTTCAGCGTGAACAGTACCTCGAAGCTTGTTGAATAATTGTAATTTTTCTCTTCTACTAATCATACCTTATATATATTATAAAAGGTGCGCCACCTCTTGTGGCGACACACCTTAAAATTAACTAATAAACTAAATAAAATGAGAAACGCTAAGAAATTGTTGTCTTACCAGTTGAAGAACCTGAAGCCGTATTCTGCTTTGCGCCAGTAGCCGTATCTGAATGAGCGGCAGCCTCGGCAGCTGTCACACCAAGAGGATCCTCAGCATACAGGCAAGGAAGGTCTACAGATGTACGTTTGAAAGTAAAGGTGGTGTATCGGCCATCCTTATCATCCTTAGTCTCTGTATTGTTGAGAATCATAGGGCGCTCAGGTTCGCCGACGATATACCATTGTGTATCCTTTACATGCTTATAAAGAATAATAAACTTACCACCAGCATACTGCTCAATGAAGTTATAGAGATCCACGCGAGTACCACCCATGATGATTACCAGGTTATTCTCGCCGGATGTCGTAATATCTCCCTTCTCTGTCGTAGCCGTAAATGTAGGAATATCGTGCGCATCGAAGAGATAAGCCTTCAGGGTGTCGGCGGCAGCCGTCTTAAACGGCATTGCCTTGACCACGCGGTCTTTACTCGGCTGAGGGAAGGCCTTCGACAGATCAATTAAAGTCGTAGGAACTAATACTACCTGGTAAGCAATGGCAGAACCATGTGTGTCTCGGTCAGTCACATCATCGATAGATGTCAGCGCAACGAACGAAGCCATAGAGACTCCTGTGCCACCTATACCGACGGTAGATGTAGGATCAGCTAACATCTGCAGAAGTGAAACGATGCCAAGCAGCATAATGAGCGTCATGAAGAGAAGACGGCCCTTATGCTGGGCATAATGATAACCCTTGTTAGGGTTATAAGTACGAGAACGTACTGGAATATTGTTTTTCTTCATAATTTTTTCCGAAAATGTAGGCGAGGTACGCTGTACCTCACCTACGAGTTAACAATATATATAATAAGGATTAACGGCCACCAGGAACATTAGGCTGAACAGCCTTGTTAATGGTTCGCTTGCCACCTACGCGACGTTCGAGCTCACGGAACTTCTCGTCCTTACCGAGAATAACCATGATGTAGTCGCCAGGCTGGCTAGGAGTCCATGCTGCGGTAATGTTCGCAAACTTGCCACTCTTGTCGATGGTAAGCTGATGTTTAGTATCATCCTCACCAATCTCGATGCAGTAAGCTACGCCAGCCTTTGCATTCGTGATATTCTCGATAGCGGTTGCTGTAGTAGCAGCATCTGTAATCTGCCAGAAGCCGTTTGCACCGTTGATCTCTGCACCAATAACAGTTGCAGGGAGGTTGGTAAAGATCTGCTGGAATTCGTAATCGTTGGCATCCATGGCAGCCTTATTGTCGAACTTGCGACCGGTAAAGGCTGCGCCACAACCTTCTTTCCATGTGCTCCAAGCACGAACCATCTCCATCTGCTCCTCCATCTTTACGGCGAACATCTCACCAGGGAGGTTCTCTACGAACTGAATATTGCCAGGGACGTCCATGAACATCCAGCAAGACTTGCCCTCGTATGGGAGCCACTTAATCTGAATGGTAGAGTCTGGAACGCGGTTCTTATAGCCATTAGGACCTGTAAAATCCTGATCCTTACCATAAGTCTCGCGGCAGTTAGCAAGCCACCAGTCAATATGGTTCTCGTTGAGATAGAGAACATGGTTATCAATAGTCATACCCTCAGAAAGGTGAGTCTTAACGTCGGTAATGAACTCCTTAACCGCATCCAGCATATTAGCTGAAGTATAAGTATTGTAGCTCTTATTAGCAAATGGCTTAATGCTGTAGTCGTGGATGTACCGAAGCAAGGTATACCAGATACCTGTACCTGCATTGAGGTAGCTTGATGCCTGGCCAGTCTCCGGCTTAACATAGATACCACGCATACGACGCTGGTTCTGCTCGTCCTGAGCCTTCTTCAGAAGGTTGAGAAGGCAGAATTCAACCATAGACCACTTGATAGGATCAGAGCCCTCCTTGTTGAGATAAGCGATATATTTACGCTCAAGTTCCTTCATTGGGTCGAACTTAACCTTAATCATGGCGTCATCAACATAGCCCATCTCGTTTTCGAGCTGCATACCACCCTTGTAGATCTCACCTTCCTGGTAGCCCTGAGATACCTCATCGAAGAATGCGTTGAAGAGAATGTCACGATCCTGAACACCATAACGAACAGGGAAGAACTCTGTAAGATTACGAAGCTCAAGGATTCGGGCAATAAGCGCATCCTGGCGAAGGATTACGAACTGATCGCCCAGTCCGGCATTATTCACGCCTGAGTAATTGGTAGCAAACTGACCGGAAGCGAGAGTTTTGACGTTACCGAGTTCGTTACGCACCTGATGATACTTGTAGCGTTCCTGGAGTGATCTCGCGAACGCCATCGCTTCGGTACGGAATGCCTTGCCGTCTGTCTCCTCGTTTGGCGTAGATGCTAAGGCTATCTCAGGATTAGCGACAATGCGGTTCCAGCGCTTTTTCATATCGAACATAGAATGCTCGATACCGAAAAGGTAGTTAGCATTTGTCTCAAAACCGTTAATAGGAATAGAAGGAGCAGTAACATGAGCAGCAGGTTTGTCATCTGCTGTGCTATTAGCCATCTTCTTCATATTCTCGGCGAGAGTGTTGACAGCTGTAGAGAGCTTCTCGAACGATACATTCTGGCTGTTCTCGTTCTTCTTTCCTGCATCATCATCATCGTCGTCAGGATCATCATCCTTTGACTTGTTAGCTTTAGATACGATGGCATAGAGCTCATTGATATGCTTCTGATGCTCAGCCTTGTTCGGCTGCACTATTCTCCGCAGCGAGGTCATCCATGAGAGTACTCTGGTACTCTTTCTGATACGCCTCGCAAAGAGCCTTGTACTCATCTGCGGTAAGGCTCTTATTCTCGAACTTCTTAGTAAAACCAAGACTCTCGAGAACTTTGTTTAACTTTGCTTTGAAATTCATAAATCAATCATTTAAATATTAAAACAACTTAGATCAAACAAAAATAATATATTAGCTAAATCCGTAAAGGCTTTGTGCACCCATATAGGCATCACCCAACTGCGCCGCCTCTGCAATCGCCTCCAGTAAGGTGCGCTTGCCATCGATGAGACCGACTTCTTCTGCTGGAGCGGTATACAGGCTCTCGCCCTGAAGTACCGGAGCATCATCATCCAGTTCTGCCAGTTTGGATCGCTGAGATTTCACTTCTGCCAGGAACTGCTCATTCATCGGGTCAAGAACATTCTTAATATAGTCTTCAGACTTACCGTCCTTCAGGTCTTCGAAAATCTTATTCTTCCGGCTAGAATTGGTAGCCTTCGCTACAATTTTCTTCAGTCCTAACTTTTCGAAGTATGGCTCAAAATTCCAGAAGGAACACATAGTACCGATGCATCCTACGAAGTCATGATTCGTTGTTGCGTAAAGTTTCTGACCATGACAGCCGATATAATAGGCTGCGGATGCGCAGTACTCTTCGTAGATGGCAAGAATCGGTTTCTTCGCATTACGGAGAGTCTCGCTCAAACGGTCCATGTACCATGCCTCTCCTCCAGGAGAATTGATATGAAGGAGATGAGCGGATATCTGCGGGTTATTCTCAGCGGCAATAATATCCTGTTCCAGCTGTTTGGAAGAAAAATACCAGTAGCTGTTTGCTGTCACAACTCCGAATACACGATGATATGCGATTGTACCATCATCCAGAGATGGCGAATCGTATTCATCCGTGAGCTGTACACTTTTCGTTTCATCTCTCTGCGATACCTTGGCAGATATCGCTAACAGCGCTTTATGCGTCTCGTACTGATAATATGTATGAGTCTTGAGATATTCCCGAATCTCAGGAATACTCATCGCCTGTTCGGCTTTTTTCTGTTCGAAGCTTACCACCGTACCATTCAATGGGAATGCAGCTACCATCAGCTGACGGTAGGCATCCTCAGTAATCCATAGAGGTAGAGTGGATAGCAGAAGGGTCTGTATTTCGTCCATCTTAATTAAGTTTTCCACAAAGGTACATATATATAATAGGTATATAAAAGACCTTAAAGCAATGGGTTCGCAAGCATTTTGCATTTTATAATAAGCTTCGCCTTATTCAGATGTCTGACGAGCTGAACCTTTGCTGGTATTGTTTCTGTACCTATATCATACGTACGTGCATCAGGATGTCCAACACTTGCGAGCGTGACGATAGCGCTGCGAGGAACCTTTAGCTCGTTAAAAATGCTCTCGTCCGCTATATCGACAAGAAATGTCTTACTACAATCCCAGTACACACCTCCATTTTCCTCTGTCATCGAAGGTTCAAATGTGAACGGATCTGCGCTGAGGACTATGTTTCTTTCTATGCCTCCAAGAGAGGAAATCATCAGAAGACAGGAAAACTCTTTCATAATGTTAAATTTTAGAGTGATTATTGCTAATTTTTGAGTGACAGAAATTTGCACTCAGTATGTATTAAAAACAATTAAATACCCCGTTTTTTTTGGTATTTTCTGGGTGTTTTCGGAAAAAGCCGCTGGCGATAGCGATAAAAGTTCTTCAGGAGCGCATCGGGCGATATAGACCTCAGAGAGTATCTCCTGATGAAATTGTCTACCACATCCTGGTTCCGTAACGGCCTGCCCAGCTCTTCATTCTCAATCATGAGCCGGTGAAACTCAAAATTGAAGAGAAGTCGAATATGCTCTTCTATTTTTTTCGCCGCATTACTGGAAAGATAATTGAAGTAAGCCGGATCCTTACCAGGATGTCCATCCATCTTTGAGCGCCGTGAAGGCAGATATATCTTGAGATTACAGTCTTGCATGATGTCATGATGAGAGTCTGGCTTGGCCATACAATTCCACACCACATGATACAGATCTGTGGTGTATGGTATTTTTACTCCGCCTGTTTCTGGCTCAATTTCTAGCTTTTTCTGAATGTACTCAGCCAGATAGGGCTCAATTCTAACAGACGCTGTTCGTTTCGAGAGACGTTTTTTTCTTTCCATATCGTTTTTGCTTATTTTTGCTTCCTACCGTCCTACAATCCTACAAATTGTAGGCTTACGAATGCAAAGATACTACATTTCAGCGAGTTACACAAATTTTATCAAACATATTTTTGTCCTACACACTCATTTTTTCGTTTCCTACACGTCCTACAATCCTACAAAATGGGGTATTCTGTAGGACGAAATCTCCAAAAGCGCCAAAATGTAAAAATTTCCTATTTCCTACAACGTCCTACAATCCTACAGCATTTCCTACAAAACCACAAAAACGCAAAAATACACATAACATACTGATAATATGATAAATATATAATAATAATAGTTTGAAAAGAAATGCATTTGTAGGATTGTAGGATTGTAGGAAGGCATTTTTCTGAAAATCATTTTCAAAACTTCGTTTTCTCGGTTATTTTTGAAATTTTAGGAGGTACGGGGGATTTTTCGCATCTGGAACACACAAAAATGTAAAGAAATACCCACGCTCGCCCTCACGGGTTTACGTGGGTAAAAATATGCAAAATTCAACTCAAATTTATGCGGAAAACTTTTGGTTTTCTCGAATATTTTTTGTATCTTTGTATCGTTAAATTGGGGTAGTCTACACCTTATATAAGGTAGTTTTCTGGCTCCTATCAGAACGGTTTATCTCCATTCTTACCTGCGTCAGTCTCGTCAAATGGTATACTGCCAGGCTTGTACTGCCGGGCATTAATATCAGTATTAGCCTCTTCATTTACTCCTGGAGTGCTCTGAGCGACGCTCTCAGCAGGGATTTCTCCTCGCCTGAAGTCGATATTATACATCTCCATGAACTTATCGTAGTCGATGATAATTGCACTTGTAGATGTAGAGCGCTCCTTACGCACTCTTACCATCGTTTCCTGGTCGTCCGGCTTGGCTACCTCGACGGTCTCCTCCCAAGTGAAGCGTCTAGATGGTACGGTTCCAACATATGATGGATGTGAGCGAAGATTCTGCTCAAGGGTAGATAATGTCGTATTCTCGCTGTTGTATCCACTTCTGTCATATATAGAATACACGCTGCTGAGACGAAGGAACAGAACATGTGTTCCTGGCTCGAAAGCGAACGTTTTCTTGTCTCCGTGCGAATCCTTGCCCGTGACACTCTTAGGCTGCTCGATGAGCATTTCCCGGCCAACAAGTATCTGTTTTGTATCGATCATGTTGTTGACGGCATTGAAGAACATGGCAAGCTTGTCCGTGCTTCGAATAAGAGATAGCTGGAACTTAATCTTCTCCTGTACCAGGGCAAAGAACTCCTCGTATGTAAACGGAAGTTTCAGATCCGAATATCGCTCCACCAGTTTAACCATTCCCAGGAACAAGGAAGCCGTCTTCATGAGTCGGTCCATCTCTCCGGAATTGATTACATCACTCTTGAGCTCGCTGTATGCCTCCTGCTTGAGCGCACGAAAATGGTCCATGACTCCAGGTCTGAGCGACAGCACTTCTAGTAACACGTTGGATAGCCCTATATTCTTCTCTATATTCTTGAGCTCCTCAAACAGCTTAGTCTCCTCCGGTGTCCTGTTCTTAGGCTTAGGGACCTCGCAAATGATGACGCGGCTCATCAGGGCATTGTCATCTCGCTGAGGGGTCTCCTGACCGCAAATAACCACCGGCGCAAATACCTTATCATTCTCGATATCCCTTCCCGAGGTTCCACGGCGTTTCTGCTTACCATCACCATCATATACAATACCCTTCAGCGCCTGAAACTTGGTATCCGAGATATCCTTGTTATTATACTCATCGAGAACAACCGGAACATCACGGAATGTACCCATCATCGTACTCATGGCCGCATCAGTACCTGTATTGAGGTTGAAAATCGGGATGGTCGGACTAATGAAGAGAGAACGGATAGATATCGCGATCTGAGTCTTACCTGAAGACATTGGGCCCATGAAGAAGGGCGCCGTGAAGAGTCGGTCCAGACAATGTATGTTACTTCGGAATGCGCACATCAACGCAAAAACGATAGCCCATTTGCCGTTGTCATTAATCTTATAGACCTTATCCATTAAGGATGCCCATTTTTCAAAACTGACCTGCTTGTCAGCAGGAATATCATCGTATGTCAGCTGAGATATCAGCTCGTACTTGTCTGACTGGCGCCCGGATCCGGCGTAAATGGTTGAAAATGCAGGAAGATAATAGTTCATGTGATTATGGGTGACAACACCCAGCTCGTTAACCTTCTCAAACACATATTTCCCGTCCTTGTCCTCGTGGGCGATACCATTGGCAAAGGCAAAAAACTGCTCATCTGTCTTCCGGCTCATTCCCTCCGACTGCTGGTTGCCATATACCTGTATCTCCCGGCACTGAACGAAATGGCGGCTCATATATTCTTTGATACGCCTCCACTGCCATTCTTCTCCGTCTGTAAAATTCACGCCTTCATAGTTGATAAGAACGTCCTCGATGGTACTCATCTTCTTTAGAGAACTTGACAGTACCTCGATATATAACGGCTTGTCGAAGTAACGACGATTCACCTTCAGCACTCGCTTGTTCTGCTCGAAATCTTCGTTGAAGATATGGAGAAGAGGGACCATATAGAAGTCTGCAACCTGAGAGAATCCACGTCCGTTCTTATTCTGGAACATATAGCAGACTGGTATGCCCTGCTTATTAAGGCGAGGATAATACTTGCACTCACGAAACATCTGTGCGTACTCTCCCTCCTTGACATAACTGGGAACTTCATCACCGTCAAAGTCATCATCATAGAGATCATCTTTCAGGGCATTCGCCTTCATTACATTTTTGCGCTTGTTGACGAACGGCTTACGGATCTCGTCGAACTGGCCCTTGGATAGCCCTAATTTACTGCAGTAATGATTCTTGTTGACAGTTATCACGGTTTCCTCCGCATAGCTGGTCAACTCGATACACCTTGTAATGATCGGAACCTTGTCGCCCAGAAATCCGGACAGCAGCTCTCCATGTATGCGGATATAGAAATCGATAAAGGATTCCACCTTATCCTCGTGCGTGACTCTTATCTGAGAGATACCAGCCTTATACATCTCTGCGAGCGTTGTCATATAGGCGCTATCCTCACCTGTAGTGGTATTGATGCTGCATCCCTCTTCAGTAGTGACGAAATAACAGCAGATGCGTCTGAGGTTTTCGATATCCGTAGAGGATGGCGTGCCGGAAACATACACGATAGGATTATCTCCGTATGACTCTAAGAATGTATCTATCGATGAGGTCACTACTGCAGGCTCGTTGTTTCTCAGATTCTCCTTCAAGCTATCAATACCAAAGATGCCATGCTGTAGGTTTTCCTTCTTGACACTATCTATATTACGGCGAATATCTCTTACCTTATCTTCCAGGATGGTCATTTTCGTATCGAAGTCTCTGGCCATAGTCTTCATGTACTCGAGACGGAGTCCTGCATCCTGGACGCATGCTATAAGATTGGAGATTGTATTCATTGCTGCAGCAATGACTGCTTCATCCTTGCAACCACGAGGAACCAGCATCCTTTTCATTGCCTTCGGGAAGGCCTCGATAGTTTCAGATAGCTTCTTTTTTGTTTCTTCCTTGCAGAGCTGGCCATAGCTGTCCGGGTCGTACCCTTTTGGCAAGCGGATGCACTTGACACTCGCACCAGCCTTCAGCAGCAGCTCGCAGTTCTTGACAGCAGCCTTCATACCCGCATCATCAGCATCATATATCATGACCACAGACTGGGTGAAGCGCATGATAAGCCTTACCTGGTCATCGGTAAACGCGGTTCCAGAACCGCCGATGACATTCTCTACCCCATATTTATGGAGGGTAATGACATCAAATTGTCCCTCGACAAGATATGTAAATCCTTCTTTGGCGATTGCTCTTTTAGCCTGGTAGAGTCCGAAAATATGCTGGCCTTTTCTGAAAATAGGAGTTTCCCCAGTGTTAACATACTTGCCGGCATTATCATTCGGGGTTACGATTCTTCCGGAAAACGCAACAACTCTTCCAGATACATCGTAGAATGGAAACATGACGCGATCACGGAAGAAATCATAGCTTCTCCCATCTTGAGACTTTCCTAATACCCCCAACGTCTGTGAGAACTTGGAGATTATATCCGTTCTCCGTAAGGTGCTTCATTGCTACATTGCCAACAGGTGCGTATCCAACACCATATTCCACAAGCGTCTTGTCCGTATAGTCATAGCCACGACGTTTGAGGAAGCTTTCTGCCTGGGATAGATTCCCCTGATAGAATTTAGCAGCCGCAGCAATAGCTATGCGGCGAGATTCCAGAAGTTTATATGCAGCGTTCTCTTCAGGAGTTGCCTCCTGCTCGGGGAATTCTACATCTGCAAGCTTGCAGGCCATTCGCAGAGCCTCAGGAAATGTGATCTGGTTGTACTTCTTCAGGAAGTCCAGGACATCTCCATGTTCTCCGCAGACGAAGCAATGATAAGTCTGCCTCGTCTTGCTCACCATCATGGAAGGATGGCTATCATTGTGAAACGGGCAAATGCCCTTGTAATTGATGCCAGCCTTCGTGAGGGTGATATATGAACCGATCACGTCAACAATATCCAATTTACTCTTGACGTTCTCGATGAAGTTTGAGTTGATTTTCATATACATATTTATTGATCAAAAAGATTAAGCTGAAGGGAATCGAATGCCTCCGAGATCGTGATATTGAAATATTCGGCAACAGCCTTGTATTCCTCCGGCTTGATTGACTTCCGCCCGAAGAACAGATCCCAATATCTCACCTGGTTAATTCCGGTCTCCCGGAAGAAGAACTTGCTCGGATGGAAATCCTCAAGGTGACGAAAGCGATACTCAAGCAACTTCTTCAGGCGATTTTCTTTAACAACCTGGTGTTTGTCGTCTAGTCTATGCCGAAGAGCGTACAACCGCACGGCCATGACGGAACGGTTGAGATGGATGGCCATATCCTCAAGGCTCATTCTCCCGTAATTCTCTACCAGGTATGCTATCTCATTTTTAGTCCATTTTTTATTACTCATAGTCACATATTGGCTTATTTATATATTCGACATACCTCTTTAACCTAAGGCAGAACAAGCCGTTGATACATGCTCTGCCATTTTTACATATAACGCATTTCTTGGGCATAAGCTATTTAGTTTTTATATGCTCCAGGTAATATGCCGCCACCTGTGCTAGTGACCTTAGCTGAAGCTTAGCCTTGATATTCTCCCTATGTCGTTGTACGGTTTTAATAGATATATAAAGGCGATCTGCGATTTCTTGAGCGTGCAGACCCCTAGATATGAGCTCCGCTATCTCTAACTCGCGATCTGTAAGCTTAGAGTCTAATTTTGGCTTGCAGATAACGCCCTCCATTCTACATTCGCCACGCAACGGGCACTTGACTTCCTCGAAATGAAAGAAACCATCTGTATCAATATCAGGAGTATGTGCATCATATTCTCCAAAGTTGCATCTGACGAACCTGGACACAATGTTAAACTCGTATACTTTGCGATTTAGCTCGCTAGCTGTATACTGACCACACAGAGCCTTGAAGGCCTTAGGATATCTAGTTTTGATAAGGTCTAGCATCTCCTCGACAACCTTGCGGCTGTCAGCTGTAAGTTCCTGGACAGGTTTACCCAGTTGCTTATACATAACATCACCTTCTGGCGTATTATAAAACTCGACTGACTCCATACTTACTCATCAGGAAAAAGTTCATGCTCTGGCTTACCTAGATACTCAGCGACAATTCCTCTGCATAGAGCGTTCGGTTTGGACTTGCCCTGGATCCATCTATAGACGGAATTATTAGATACTTTGCATTTCTCAGCAATTTCTCCTACTATCCCACAACGTGGATATGGAAGACTTTTCATGTACTCACTAAAACCCATATTTTTTAAAATTTTTGTTTGAAATCATCATTATGTGCGATATTTTTTGTATATTTGCACCGTGAGAATTAATAACACGCTGCAAATATATAACATTTCAGTGATACAACCAAACATTTCACTGATTATTTTTGTATTTTTCAGCATTTTGTTTGAATTTTACATATTATGAGTACGGAAAAAGAAAAAGAAGTAACAGAAACTATCAATGAACGCGTGAACAGCATCATTGAAAAAGAGGGTCACACCATTGCTACATTCGCAAAGAAGATTGGTGTACCATGGACCACGATCAAAAATATCGTATCTGGCAGAAATGCCCCTAGTTACGACATTATCGTGAAGATCATTAACGCCGTCGATTGGGTAGACGCTAATTACCTAATCATGGGAGAGAAACTCACGAAAGGCAACCAGGGAAACCTGTTGACAATCGTTGAGAGACAGAACAAGACTATCGAGAGTCAACAGAAAACGATCGATAGGCTTACCAAAAAGATGTTAGAAAACTAAGATTTTTATTGCACCGTTTTGCGAAAAATGAGTCATTTTGCCAAACATTTGTTTTATAACAATCACACAACTGTTTGAGTATCTGTAACTTGTTTGATACGCAACTCGGTGCATTTTCGGTGTTATATATGTAAAAATCGGAAATATCCTAGTTGATTATCAGATAATTACGCTGCAGATTTAGGGATAATAAAACATCAACTTTTTTGTTTTTTCCTTTAAATCCGAATCGAAATCTCCAAGATT